ATCGTTCCCACTGTTCCAAAGTAGTCTGTTGTACTCAGAGACAGGATCTTTACCACCAAGAGTAGTAAGACTGTTCTCAATGTACCAACCACCTGGTCCTTGGAATGCATGTGACCATACTTTTGCCCAAGGTAACTCTTCACCGTTAGGTGCAGGTAGGAATCTGATAACGGCATAACCGTTACCTGCCTTGTCTACTTCCAATTTCCATAATCTCTCGTCAGCACCACCAGTGCCTCCCTTATTCATTTTTTCTATCTCAGTGGTCAGTTTGGAAGTTAGACTGCCCAAGCGAGATTGCTTTTTCAGATTTGCAAATGACATATTTGTCGTATTAGTTGGATTTATGTATATTATACACTACTATTTAGGTATTGTCAACCCTTGATATAACAAGGTTTGCGAGGAATTTATGACCTTCCTCATTAGGATGTCCACGAGGTGCTCTAGGATATGGATCATTGGTAACATAATCAACAGGAACCTTCGTATCATGTTGTATTGATAGTATAAAATGAGGTCTATCTTTTAGTATAGATTTCATAGCATGATACATTATCATCTCATCTATCTTACCATACTCATCAGTGTACATGTCTTTCAAAAAAGGATGAGGGACTGATGTCTGAATTCTTTGCCACCCATCATTATAAAACTCTGTTCTCATTCTTTTTGTCATTTGTATAATAAACATCTCATACTGTGACAGATCATGACTCAGTAAATTCCTTAGTATTCTTCTGTTACTACCACCACCCACAGCAATATTATAATCTTCTACTCCAAAATGATTAGCAACTAACCTACTATATCTTTTAGTTTCTTTATCATCAAGTTCTGCTCCCATAGTAACAGAGCAACCATCAAAATAAATCATCTAGTATACCAAAGAATAATAAGACCTGGTATTATAATAAAAAATTGTGGTAAGAAGTTCATTACTATAGCTTTCTCACCCATCTTGTTGCCAACGTAGACCCATCCTGCTGCTCCTATCATCTGCAAAATACTATTCCAAGGAGTCCATCCCATTACATGAAAAACCATAGCAATGGGTATTATGGTAGCACTAGTCCATTTTACTACATCAAGTCTCATCTTCCTGTTGTCTAAAAACTAATAACTCTTCACCGTCTTGAACATCCTTCATCTCTGGATGTATGTTTCTTTTTCTCACTGGTTTATTCATGTCTTCCAAAGATGCACTAGTCATCTTCCACATGAATGCAAACGTTGCACCTGCTGTTGCAGCAAACATGAGAAAGTATAAGAAGACAGTAAAGTTATTCATGTTTCATCTTTAGATTTGTATGCCCACTCTGTAGTATGTCCCACACTCCACTTCTCTGTGTTCTCTACCATATAATTCTGTGAGCACACCTCGAAGTCTGGTGTCTTTCTCTCCTCTGGTATCAAACTCATGTCTCTCCACTGTACTCTATTGTTTGGTTGTGCTGCAAACTGTCCGTTGTCTAGTGCTATAACATTGAATGACTTATGTTCTGGGTCATCCTGACTGTAGTTTGTGTTCAATGTTGATGACTGTGCATGACAGTTGTCGATAGTAAAACAATACTGTCCATCATGCATCTGTTTATCCTTACCAAAGAAGGAGCAACGATTGAGTAATGGTTTCTCTATGACAGTCAAATCATAATCAAAACAATCCCATAGTTGGAGTGTGTCTAGTGGTAGTAGTTCGTCAGGATTGTAGTCTGTCTTCCACACAAATGCACTGAGTGGTAACTTGTCAAACAATGCACCATAGTCTGTCAATAGTGTCTCAAAGTACAACGCTTTGTGCTGCACACTTTTGACTGATATCCATGTGCCAGGTGTTATCTCACCATGACCTTTCTGATGGTCGTATAAAAATTCTTTTCTCACATGCACCGAGTACGGTGGTAAATTATGAATCAAAAATGACATTAGTGTTTTAGTGTAGATTGTAAAGCGTTGAGTGTGACTTTCATGTTCTTGAATATACTACCAAGATCTGCGTCACCAAATCCCATTTCTTTTGACCCCTTCTCTAAGTTCTGTTTCATTATTTTTGCAGAAGGATCATCTGATAATGATAGTCTTGTCCACATTATTTCTTGCTTCTCTAGTAACTCTTTTACAGTTTCAATGTGATGCCACTTAGCTTCATCACTCATCTTAGGAAAATCTTTTATAACCTCATACAATTCTTTCTGTAAATCCATGATGTCTTCCATCTCACCACGGACAGTTTCTGATTGAAAAAACTCACTCATGATACCTCTCTTTGACTTTTTGTAATAGGTGATCTTTGTATTTCTTCTTGTCAATATTTAGAAACGGTATGTACTTCCTTATCTTTAGTCCTACGGTATTCCACACTGGATCATCTAATTGTTTATCATAGTCTTTACAGTAAGAAAATATCTTTTCATAGATGCACATCTCTTCCACACTTATCCTTCCAGCAAGATGTTCTTTGAGTATAGGTGGGTGACCTTTAGATGCATCAAAGAACTCATCATAATCATACTCATCCATCATATCTTCTGAACTTTGCTTGAAGTTATAGAATAAACTCTGCTGTCTCTTCATCCACTCCTTGTATACTACCTCACCTGTTTTTATTATGTTCCCTATCCATAATCCTTGAGGATTGTCAGTATCTACAAAGTTAGCAAGAAAGAAATCACATATCTCATCATCTTTATACTTTCTAGATGTCTTCTCAAAGAAGTACCTATCCTTTCTCTTATAAAATGAATCTATCTTTGCTCTTGATCTGCCACCATACCTATGATAGTCATATTTTTCCTTAGTAAAATGATTTTTAAAAGCAAGATACTTTGTGTAAGTGTCAAACGGTGTCATAATGTGGAGGGTTGATCATCTCAACGTGTTTCTTTTTCTTAGAATCTAATTGCTGTGCTGCAGTAAACCATTTAGGGTTAGCAGAACACATGTCACAAATGTCACGAGGTTCTAAGACCTCTTGGAATGATGCTCTCAACTCATCTTCAGATGCACCAATGCTAGTTGGTTTGTATGCCAGATACTTTTGCCACTTAGGATCATCTAACTGACCTGTGACTGCTAATGATTCTCTGAGGTAAGATATCATAGGACACTTCCATAGATGTCCATTGTATAGTTGTGAATTAGGACAACTACAATGCTTGAAACTTTCTGTAATGTTATGATCTTCGTAAGGATAGTATTTGATACTATCAGTGTAATCATATTTCACTAGATCAAACCATACTCTTGGTTGACCATTGTCCATACGGAATGCTTCACTCAATTCAAATGTATTGCCATTGACATCAAGACCTCTAGACTCAGCATACTTTACAAACTCATAAGCATTCTGCCAATTTTTGACTCCCTTCATTGTATACCATGGGAAATGAAATGTCAATCGGAAAACAACTCCCTTCAACATCTCATCAACTATCCACTCCTTCTCTTGTAACAACCTAGAACCATTACTAAACAACTTTACTACACAAGGTTGCCCAGTACGCTTTGACAACTCTCTGACCCTCTGTGTGACCTCTCTGGTGCGAGGTTCTAACAATGGTTCACCACCTATTATACTAATATGACTCCAAACAAATATTTTAGGTAGTATATTTTCTATATCAACCAATAACTGATCAATATCTATCTTACTACTAGCACTCAACAAACTACTATTATGATTACAAGCACGACATGCTAAGTTACACCCATTGATAGTGTGTATACTTAGTAGTCTGGTAGTAGGTCTCCTCTTTTCTAATCGTTTTATCTCTTCATCAGACACATGTTGAAAGTTATCTGTCCAAAATCCTTTGAGTGATCTTATATATTCTACCTTCTTTGACAATGAATCTACATTACAATCACGTAAACATGCCTTTGCTAATTTACGTTCTTTCCACAGATTCATATCATAATGCTACAAATTTAGCTCTAGATGTTTTCTTTAAATAATTTAGTTCACTTGCATTACCTTTCAACTTCTCTTTCATTGGTTTGCTGATAAGTTTACTCACAGATTCAATTTCTATACTATTCTGTTCACAGTAGTGACAGATTGCTTCAATATAATTCATACCAGAATTATCTTTGACTAGGTTCTCAATATCATTGGAGAACTTATCCTGACATAGGAACTTGTTCTTCAATACTGATCTCATCTCTGCTTTAGTTGCCATTTAGTTTGTCCTCTACAAATTTGTTGATGTACTCTACAAGTAATTTCATATACTTCATTTTATCATACTCTTGATAAACTGTCACTTCTCCGTTCTCACATGTCATAAGTATGACAAGTTTCTTGACAGGGATACCAGTCCTCTCGTAGAACATACATGCATACGCTGCTGCCTGTACAAAGTAGTTCTCAATCCAGTCTCTTGGTTTAGGTTTAGCTGCTGTTTTGAAATCTATTATAGACAACTCACCATCATATTCTGCAATACAATCTACCGTACCTGCAACACCTAACTCGGTAGAATAAAGACTCTTTTCAAGAGCGTATATATTATTTATCTTTTCTAAAGATTCTTTAGCCTGCAGAAATAACATCTTAGAACCAGGTGTATCAGGATCCACATCCTTATTCAATAGATGATTCTCTATTAGAGTATGTACTTTAGTGCCACGAGTAGTAGATCTTTTAGTAACTCTATCTGCTTCTTCATCACCAACTCTCTTCCTCCACTTGACAAAGATCTCTTTGTTGAAGTGAGAAGTAACCGATGTGATAGACACCATTGGTCTATTTTCTACAGTATAGTATCGCACTCCCTCAATAGTCTTCCTACTCAGAGCAGGAAGATCACATTCTACATGAGTAAACATTACATACCTAATTCAATTTTACTTACGAGGTAACTCTTGACAAGACCTGATCTTACGATGTCATTGATGTCGAACTCAACTAAATCAAACTCAGGCATACGTTGAACGATCTTCTGAAAATCTAGAATACCATTCTTCTCGTTTGTCCTGATAAGATCTGTTTGTGCTGCGTCACCACAGAAATGGATCTTACAATTCTCACCACACCTTGTTATTATACTATCTAACTC